AGCCTTGTCTAAACGCCTATTCTCTTGTAATAACAACGCTTCGACCAAGCAGGGGCCAAAACGGTCATTCAGTGATAAACCTTCAGGATTACGCCCAAGCCCATAAGGCTCAGGTAAACTCAGAACCCGACTTATAAGGTCGTGATCTGGTAATCCTTTGGTTAAACCTGGATACCACCAGGCAGAGAGGTCTAACAGAGCATCCCTAGTAAAGGGACGCCACTTCGGAAGATGGAACTTCCCGTCACGAGTGTAAGTAACACCCGCGAACTGAGCGATGTAGCTCGAAGTGAAGCTTTTAGTTTCGCTAATCTGTATATCCCAATCCATTAATACCTTGCGGTACTTTTGGGCCAAGATATCGTCTAAGATGATTACATCATCACCTAAGACGTAGAAAGCCTCCCCCCACTTATACTCATTGAGTATAAAGAGAAGAATCCCATGTGAGATAGTGAATAATGGAAAGGACGGGCCCAGCCCTAAAGGCTGGCCTTTTGTCCATCTTACCCGTGAACCATCGGGAAGTTTCCATATTCCATCTCTCACAACCATATCCATAAGGTCTAGCATACTACGTGATGTGTCCCCCATAAGGGTAAGACATCTGCCTACTGCCAATTGGAACTCCCAAGGAAAGGAGTCCGTGGCCTTAGACATATCCACAGAGTGGACAATACGTTCATTTGCTAGAGCTGACGTTATGACGTTGTCAGCTCTCCGTTGATCCGTGGTACAATCCCACGGTAAGCTTTGCAATTGTCTAAGAAGGGAAACCTTCAAGGGCTCAAGAGCCCTCTGTATTACTACATTAGGAAAAGCAAAGTAACGGGTTTTCAGACCTGGTTCATGAGTAATACCAACATTTCCAACGACAGTTGAAAATTTTGATGATATTACCGTGTTCTCCGCGCCCAGTGCTGCGTCAAGAATAAGTTTGTTTTCCCATACTTTGTACACGGGAGAACCAGCTAATTCCAATACATCCTGAGGCAAGTTTTCAGCATGTCCTACCTTGCCAGGGAGGACTACTGTTAGCGGTAGTGGAAGGGCACAACGCTTTGTGGCGTTGGACCTTTTGGGAAGTTTTCTGAACGCCTTATAGACGTCAGAAATGCTAACCTTCCCATGTCCCCTCTTGGGGATCACTACACTTTTCTGTTGGATAGAAGATTTTATTTCTTCCATCAGAGCGGGAGTGGATTCTTTTCTACAAACACCGGTGTATATGTTAACGAGGAATAACACAGCCTTAAGGGACTGTGTATCTTCCATAGCTACTCTCCAAAGAGAGCCAAATACACCAGAAAGATTGCCAGAATGAGTGGTGGAGAACCACTCAGGTTTCAAAGTCATTGTTTTATTAGCTGCTATGGAAGCCAGCAAACAATCCTTAAAAACTTTGAGCCTACTCACAGTCCATTCAGAACCTGAATGAGCTGCCCACCGGTATACTACGGTGAAGAAACGAGATTTAAGTTTCTTGGGTACTGGTATAGTTGCGATCCGCATTTCGAGTTCAGAGGAGGGTATCCAGGTAAAACCTGGTTCTATCTTCATGTTAAACATGATATATAGACCTCACTTCCGTTCTTTAAGTGGACACACGACAATGTGTAGGAATATCCAACACTACCTTTGTCACTTGTTTTCACAAAACAACCTAAACACCCCTTCTTCATTGGGTGTAGCAGGTCAGCAACATGTCTTTCTTCCGGTCGAAGTGAACTCCAATTGAGCCTCGTTACCGTTATCCGGAAACGGATCACGAGACGGGG